TACCGGATGTTACTCGATATTCTGCTATAGCGTATTCACCATCCTGGGTGGTGTAAAGCCCTATAATTAACGGCTTTCCTACATCTAAGCCGGTTAGCGTCCAGGTTCCGTTTGTTGATCTTTTACCGATAAGTGAAACAGTCTGGTCAATTTCGTGGGGGTTGTTTTTATCGTTAATATGGGCGGTCAAGGCGTCATTCTCCCTCTTGACCGCCGCCGACGTTGCCAAGGTCACGGAAGAATTTAGGGCTATCGAATCGCTCTTAGCATTCGGAATATTGCCCAATCCAACCTGCGCCTTGGTTACAGCATGGGGGTTTGATTTGTTGCCGACATGTGCTACCAGAGCATCATTTTCAGCTTTTACGGCCGCAGATGTCGCCAGGGTGTCCGAAGAGCCCAATGTTATTGAATCGCTTTTAGCGTTCGGAAGGTTCCCAAGCCCCACATGTGTTTTTGTTGTTCCATGTGGGTTTGACGTGTTTGTGGTATGATCCAGAAGAACTTTACCTTGGGCATTGGAAAGGTGCCGGTCCCTTACCGCGTCAGTATCCGTCGGATCAAGCTGTTTTGCCTCATGCTCCTCCATATCCGCAAGGGTCAGATCCGCCGCTCCGGCATCTATACTGACGGAGATGCTGCTTGCATTCCCACATATAATAAGCATGTCAAAAATCTGTTGAAATGCTTCAGCCTCGGCCGGTATCCAGTCCCCAGGATCTGCGGCAGCATAAGCGTACAGAATTTCGCCATCGTCCGGGTCATCTGCGGTAATGCCGCACTCTTTTGCATAAAAACCGGTCGTCAGTCCCGTATTCTTTATATTAGTACGTGCCCGGGCCACACCATCCCCTAGAGCCAACACAGACGCCACACTCCAGCTCGCTTGCTCATTCAGAAGCGCGCTCAAAGTGGCAAGATCAGTCCCTTGAGCCGCCACACCATCCCCCATGAGACAGTTGACAAGCTTCAATTCAGCGCCAGCCTCAACTTTTGCCCGTAAGGCCAAACCAGCCTCTGTAATTGTTCCCCCATTAGGAAAACTCGGCATTCATCCCTCCTTCTAAGTGCAATCCACAACAATGTGCGAGGCGGTTCTCACCTGCACTCCCACATGGGACGTGCATTCAGACTCATACTGCACCACAATACTCTCCAGCATAGCGCTAGCCGCCTTATATTCGTTCGCGATCATTTTCAGCAGATCGTAATCCTCGGATTCCATCCAAAACGTTGGCCTTACGTACAACCTGAACTCAGCCCATCTTTCCTCATCTTCACTGCGCAGACTGTATACCTGAACATCTTCAAATCTGTAATATTCAAGGATCTCTGACAGGCCCCGGGCCTTACCACCCTTTTCATGCCATGCGAAAGCATTGACAACCCGGTCCCGGTATTGATCAATCGTCTCCCTGTAGTGCTGAGAACTAATAACCCTGCCTGCTGCATGTTTAGCGAGGTACTCCGTAATACAGGTGTCGGGCATAAATTGCCCCCTCAACCAAAGGATATTATCGCGGGCCTCGTCCAGCCCAACCGCACCGCCCTTTGCCACGGCAGCCAGCACACCGTCTTTCCAGATCGGTCCCCACCGCAGTGTCTTACGAAAATAATCCCAGAATAGGCTCATATCAACTCTCCGCCGCTTCGGTTGCCGTCAAGGCAAGCGATTCAAGAGTTGCCAATTCATCATTATCGACAACCACTGAGGCAGCCGGCAGGGTAAAAGGAGCTCTTTTCACCCCAGATGCCAACATGGCGGCGGCAACGAGCCTGTCCGGTTCCAGATCCTCGCCAATCTCAAGCGCCGTAACTCCAGCCACCTCATCAGTGGGGTCAAATAATGCTCTTATTTTTGTTTCAGCTTCTGCAAGTATATCCTCGGCAATGTAGCCCGGCTTGATTTCCAAAGCGCACGCTATGGACACAGCCACAGCGGTAACACCACGAACTTCCACATCGTCATTCTGGTGCCGATTTTCTTCTACGACTTCGGCAACCGCATCAACAACTGTTTGGGTCGGCACACCTGCAGATCCACGAACAATCACATCCACAGTACCCTGGCCCCTTGGGTGCTGGTCCAGCACATTCACCTCCGTAACCCCGGTGACGCCCAAGGCCCAGGACCTATAAGCATATTTGGTATATCCGGCACCCTCCTGCCATTTCAGTTCATACCGTGCCCGCAGCGCATCGTCTGTCTCCTCATCGGTCCCTTCGCTTGTCAACCATTCGGCCCGGTTTTCAACACCGTCCACACCGTTAATATAGGTGACGATATCAGATATCTGGCCCGCTGTGGCGTTATAGCCGGCACCGCCGTCTTCAGCCCGCACCGCCACAGCGATCTCTGATGCACCGTCCGGGAAGACCACATCCTCTGTAGTCACATACCGGTAAACATTACCCGCACCATCCACAGGCGTTTTAATGATCCGCCCGGCTGAAATATTGACATTGCCGGAAGTGTCGTCCCGAAGGAAATAGACCGCACCAACCGCCTTCACAGCGGCCTTTCGCTCAAGCCCGACCTGGGCGCAATGCAAATCCAACCAGGCACCGGTAGCCGACTCAGGAAAAGCCTGGCCCAGAACAGTCACCATAAAAGCGTACAACTGATACAAACCCCAGTTCCACAACTCAAGCAGACCCCTGAAAATACCTTTATTCAGATTTAACAGTGCCGGCAGATACCCGGCAGTCTGATATTCCTCCTGAACCTCCTGGATTCTGGCAAACATCTCTGTCCGGATATCGCTTAATGTTTTACTAATAGGGATTGACATCGTTGATCACCATATCGCCTTTTTCTGTTCCAACATTGATCACCAGGTTAAACAGATGATCTTCCTCAATAAACGACCAGGACAAAGAGAGTGTTATCCCGGTCTCATCCCAGGCCAACACAGCTACATTCACTGTGCCGTATTCCACCCTTGGGTCCAGCCTCACACGCCGTGCCACCTCTGTCACCAGCGCTAACCGGTTTTCTGCTGTGTTCTCATCCTGTATCCAGTCCATCAGCAGGCAACCATACTCGGTGTCGTAAAACAACGTGCCCAAATAAGTGAACAGCCGAAGTTTTATATCCTGACAACCGGTGCCGGCACCGTCAGTCATAACCGCCTCTCCATTGGCCGCGACCACCACCTGCATATCTGCATCCACCTTGATATCTTGTCCGTAAACATCAACTGACATAATCTGCCTAACACCTCTAATGACTGTGGTGATTGGTATTTCCACCGGTATCAATGATCGTACCAGTGGCCGAAATATTACCCTGAACCGCCAGATCCCCCACAAGAGTCAGGTTGCCGGTCTGGGTTTTATTGCACTTCTCTGTTGCTGTGCCTGTCCCGCCGCCTGCGCCGGTAGAGACAACATTCCCTGCCAGCGTAATGGTGGGGGCTGCGATACCTGCCTGGCCCGATGCCGTGATCATGGCATTGCCGCCAACAGCGATGGTCCAGTTTTCGCCGGCTTCAGACTGCCAGTTTGCCGGCGTAACATGAATAATATTATGGCCGGCATCAATCTTGATATATGTCCCGTCGGCCTGTTGAATGACAAGCTCGCCTATCCCGGCGGACGGCGCACCCATGCCATGCCAACGGAAATTACTGATCCTCGGATAATTGGGGTCACCATCGTAGTATTCCAGGTCACAATGCACCCCATTGGCCGGAGGACAAACCACGCCCCGATTTGGACCGGCCCAGATCACCGGAATTTCAACTTTTGGAATGACCGGCTCCGCCGCATCAATGGATTCATCATTGCGCAAAGGCTGAACATCAGCCCAGTATTGGCCGTTTGACGCATAGGTCTTTACGATCTTGGCCTTCCGGACCACCCGGTAGTAGGACCGCAAGTCCGGGCGCACAAGCTCAATCGCCCGCTTCAAAACAGATTTGAAATCAGTATCTTTCATACTCAGTCCCGTAGCTTATAAATGTTCTGGCCTTGCCTTGGCGGACGGCATGCTCAACACGCAGCGCCTTATAATCACTATCTATGCCGCGCCTGATATCTGTAAGATGAAACAGCATGGAGTGCATCAAATGCGGCAAAAGCAGAGTTTCCACCCGGGATAAATCCCGTATGGTGCGCCCTGGGAAATGTGCGATCAGATTTGTATTGCTCTCAATCACAGGTAAATCCGCAACCTCTTCAAACGCACCCCAGTTCACAGTGCCGGCCCGCCCCATCCACATTGCCCACCCGGCCATATCCAACCCAAACCCTTTACTGCAAGTATGCTCGCATTGCACCACCACCTGCCATGCAGGTATGGATGATGCCGTGAATCTTGGAAATGTCACACCAGGCGATTGAATTTGCCCCAGGGCCAATCCGGCCCGTGATACGGCATATTTAATAATGGCCTCCGGGGTTTCTTGGAAAAACGCCTGCTTGATCATGGTGTCGCTCAACACCCGCTCAGGGCCTGCCACATTGATCGTGACCTGGTCGCGGTTCTTCCAGGTAGTCGGCTCTCCGGCAACGGTTCCTATCCATGTGGCCGGGGTGTTCCCGCGATATCCGAGCACAACGGATACCTCATCCTTGTCCGACACAGCCCGAGCCACATCCCCGGAAGGGTCTGGCATACTGATGTGCATCCGGGTTATAGGGCTGTGCCGCTCGGATACAATCCGGATTTCAGGCACACGGTTCACCGAAACGGCACCAATATTTACAGATATGTTCAAGCCTGTAATCATGACAACCCATCCATATAACCGGTCTCAAAAGGATTTACCGTATCTTCGGCAATAGTCGAATCAACCAGCGCTTCATCCTCATCAGCCGTATCTACAGCAGGGGCCATGGCTTCCTGTGCCTGGGCCGCAGATACCTGGATCTCAGGCTTTATGACGGGCGGGTTATGCTCTTCAAACCCTATCCCCAAAATGATCACGTCGTCTTCATCACTCTCGGCAGACCTTAAGTCACTGAACACAACCTGATGCACGTCCCGTGCAGCAGCATGGCGGTTTTTGATATCGTAAACCTTGGGGTTTCTTCTATTGTCCATCCCCTTGAAGATCCCGTTGATCGTGGCAAGCTTCTCATAACAGGTGGTGTCAGCATCCGACAAAAGCTTTATCCGTAAAAACAACAGGGAATCGTTCCACCCCATGGGGGTCTTCTTTTTTCCGGACACATTGTCAATTTCAGCCTGGTCAAACATCACCGTTCCGTTGATCTCCATTGACACCAGCACCCCCGGCACCAGCTTGCCGGCCAAAGAGACATGGCCGTCCTCAAGACGGATATATCCATCAGACATCATAGCCCTCCGCAAGCTTTATAAACTCATCAACAAAACCTTTCGCATCGATCGCATTGGGCAACGAGATATTACCGATATGGATATGGATCTCCTTTTTACCCGCCTCAGCCCCGGAAATTATCCTTGCCGGCTCCCGGCCGGACATACCGGGACCGGCCGGCGGCACTTGACCCTGAGAAATAACAGCAGCAGCCGCTACACCGGCCATGGCCCCGGCAGCTGTCTTTGCCAGATCCGGTGCGGCAGATTGAATGCCCGCACCAATGGTCTCCATCATCCGCACACCGGACAGCGTAAGCGTTGACAACGGCCCCTCTTTGGCGTCTGAAAACGGCAATAGATTACGCAGTTTGGCAAGGGCCGATTTCGCAACCTCAACCGGCTCGTTTACCATACTCTTCAAGCCATTTGTAAAACCGCCCCACAGCGCCCGGCCGGATTCAATAAACGTTGGCACCATCCCTCTCAACCATCCCAATGCCGCGTTGAGCGTCTCTACAGGGTGCATCACAGCCTGGGAAAACATCCGGAACGCCTTTACCGCAGCACCGGCAAGATACCCAAGGGTGTATAGCAAAGCACTCACAGCCGTCCGGACAACCTCAAACCGCCTGTAAAGAAGATATAAAACACCGATCAGACCAATCACGGCCAGCACCACCCAGGTAATGGGATTGGCAAGCAGGGCTGTGGTAAATCCCCATACAGATGACGTCGCCGTAATCAAACCTGTTCTTAGAAAGATCAGCGCCTTGCTGACGGACGCAATCCCGATAGCCACATTAGGAAACAATAGCCCTGCAGCACCCAGAACCGCAGCCATGGAGCCCATACCAAGAGATAATGCAGCAAGCCCGCTGACGGTTAATACGGCAACACGTGTCAAGGTGCTGTTCTCCTGGGCGAATATCCTGACTCGGTTGATAATATCTCCGAACCACGAAAACAAAGGGACCAGCACCGGGATCAGCTGTTTGCCGATCACCTCCACCAGATTCTGCCACCGTTGGGCCAGCAGGTCCTTGCCAGCGCCGATATCCACGTTCATGGCCATGGCCATCTGCTCGCTGAATGACGCGCCCTGGCCCATGGCCTTGTCCAGTCCGGCAATATTGGTTGTCAGATCCGCCACCTTTGAATACAGCAGATCAATCACAGCAACCGCCTCATCCGTACCGAACGCCTTTTTGATCTCCATCTTTTCCATGGCATCCAAAGTGGTGCCGTACTTGCCCTGAAGCGCGGTCAGAATCTGGGGCAAAGAGAGCAATTGATTGTTTGCGTCCATGAACTGGAGATTCAGCGCCTCCCCGGCACCGGCGGCAGACTGCATCAATGCCTTGTATTTGGTGCCCGCCTCGCCGCCGGTCATCGTGGCCTGAAGCATACCCAGAATACTGAGCTGCTCAGACAGCGGAACCTTGGCTGTTGCAGCCGTGGCCCCCAATGTGGATATGGCCTGGGCCATGCCGGACCCTGTGGTCTTAAAATTCTTTACACTGGCGGAAATACCGGCGGAAAAAAGCTGCCCGAAATCCATGTCAGACATCCCGGCATACATATCCTTGTAAATACCGTAACCCGTGGCAAACAGACTCGTCATCTCCGCCGTGGTCGACTTGGTCGCCTTGCCCGTAACAGCAGCAAGCCGTGTATATTCGGCGACGCCGGCATCCGTCAGAGACGATATCCCTGATTTGATGTCATATGCCGCCGCAATGAACTGGGCCGTGGTGGTCCCGGACCATCGGGAGGAAAAATCCACCCCGGCCTGTTCAAGGGCGGCAAGATCCTGGACGCCCACAGAAGAGAGTTCGCCCAGAGCCTTCTGGGTCGGCACTGTAGCCATGGCCGCCCCGGTCATCATATTTAAAACACCGGCCCCCACAGTCATCATGATCAGCCCGTACCGTTTAAACTTGTCAAACGCCGGACCCAGGCCCATGATCTTGCCGCGCAAGCCATCCATGCCCTTTCCCATTTTACCTGTGGGGCCGGACACCCTGTCTATTACGGACAAAAGTATACCCAGTTTAAATATGCTTTCCATTTGACAACCCCTTAGCTCTGCAATATCCTGTTTTCATGGAAACTTTTTTCGGACTCATACTTGCTACCGCCTTTTTTGCCCTGGCTGTTTTGGCCGGGATCTTTGCCTTTGCCGTCGCAGGTGCCGTATTCTCAGGCCCCAGACCCCTGGAAAAGGGCATCTTGGCCTTCCTTGCCGCTTTTTTCCTCTTTGAATAACCCTCATTCTCTGCCCAGCGCCTTGGAAATAGCCCCGGCCATGACATCCGCCTCCCGGTCCTCCAGCCATAAGGCATCCGCATATTGATCAATGAATTGATTCATATCCTGTGCCGCTTCCTCAACCAGATGCTTTTTGATCAAAAGGGACGCCTGGCGAATCCAGTTCCCCCCAAGTTCAGACCTGGCCTGGCTTAAAGCTTTTTTACAGAATAGTCCTCATTCAGGCCGATTTCAGTCTGTAGCGCATTATTCAAGGCCACCACACGCCCTGGCTTTTCCCTGAACTCAGCCCGCAGCTCCTCTGCGGATGGGGAAAGAGCCTGTTCAAATACAAGGTTCCGTACGGCGGCGGCCAGCTTACCCTTGGAAGATGTCCCAAGGAACCGGTTAATATCCATGGTCTTGGGCCGTTTGAAATAATACTCCTCATCATTTTCACCGGTCAGTACCAACACGTTTTCACCGGCTTTAAGCGCCTTTTGAACCGCATCCGGCAGCGTCAATTCTTCGACATCTACATCAACAATTTCAGGCTCAGTCCTGCTGATGACAGTTCCTCTTCCCTCACCTTCCAAATTCCCATCGTCTAAATTCGCCATGATATCTCCTTGTTTGTCTGATTGATTTAATCGTCAACAGCGGCCTGGCCGCCCCAGCGGATGGGACTCAGGATCTTGAAATCAATTTTCCTGGACCCCACCTTGTCATCACCCTGCTTGCCGCTGGTGTCTGTCTTGGTAAACTTCACATCCGGCAAAGTATCCGTCACAGTGGGCATGTCGTCATTGGCATAGCCCACAACGATCTGGCACGGCTCAGCCTTGTAAAGACTGCCGCCTAAATGGTCTTTAAGCTCCTGGTACTCCTGAAGGTCCAGGTCAAGGGAACCGCCTGCCTTGTAATTCTTTCGCCCGTATCCAGTAGGAGTCCGTCCCTTGCCGTAATGCTCCTCAATGTCCGCCTCATCGTTGTAGCTGATCTCCTTGATATTCACAGCCACACCATGCGGCAGACGAACTTCAATGGACTCCCAGTCATAGCTGTTTCCGTTGACTGCCATAATTTTTCCTCCTTAAGCTGCGACTTCAAGTCGCGGATCAAACGCAGAACCTGCATAGGTATAATTGGCATACAGCATGATCTGCCTGATAATGGGAATGCCGATCAAAGTGATGTTAACGGCCACGCCGTTGTTTGCCACATCCTGACCTTCCGGAATCTCCACCACATAACCGGCCAACTCTCTCGGCACGGCAGCCCTCATGGTGTTCAATGCGTTTTCAATATTCGCCTTCAGATAGGTAAGCCCAGTCGCGTTACCTTCCAAAGTCGGGTCGCCGGCCTCGTCATACATGCTTTTGAGCGCGGCAATCCGGGACAGGCGCACCGCCTTGAACACTGTCCTCAGCACCTCTTCATACTGAAAATCGCTGGTGGCATCCGCCAGAGTCCGGCCGTCACCCCAGTAAACGGAACTCAGGCCGGCATAATACTTGGCCGTGGTATATCCGCTCGTCTCCAGCACCTGCTGCATGGAATCGGTATAAGAGTCCGGCAGAGTGCCCTGGGGAATGCCGCCGTCCAGCACCCGGCCAATGGCCCGCATCACCGGAATGGACACCACCCGCCCGGATAAAAGCCCGCCCCAGTTCCGGGTGATCCGCTTGCCTGTGGTATCGGTCACCTCCCCGTATGCACTGCAAACCGTGACAAACCTGTGGGAATATTCCGCCTTTTCACTGACAAGCGCTGCAACCCAGTCGTTAAGATCCTCATTGGCATAGGGAAGCCGGGTTTCAGCCCGGAAATAGGTAGGCCGGTGCAGATTCCAAAGCTCATCCGCCTTGACCCCCATGGCCGCCCAGTCAACCGCATCCGACGGCCCGCACACATGGACAAATTCAACATCATACAGACTCAACGGTTGCTCCAGAGCCGTCATCACGCTGGTGATGGACGGCACCGGCGGCAGCAGTTCGCATTCATACAGATCCCCGGCTACAAGGGTGCTTTCCGGCACGGTAATGGTCACACCCGTACCATCCACGGATATCACCCCGTCCACCGGCACGGTTCGCTCCACGCCATAGGAGTCTCCGCCATCAACACTGAGTTGGTAGGTGGCCTCGTTGCGGCCGCCTCCGGAAACAATCCCGAATGAGATCTGAGCCGCAGCGGCCACCGTGCCCGCAATGGCGATATCAGGCCCGGTACCGGTAAGTTCAATCGGCCCGATGGGCGCGCGCACAACAAAGGCATATACATCACCCGCCACATGTGTCCCCGCAGCCAGGGTAAGCGTGGCCCCGGTGGAACCGATACTGATCTGGCCCCCGGAATCCGTAACAACCGCGTCGGCAAACGTCTCTCCGCCGTCCGTGCTGAGCGTGTACGCCGCTGTGCCCAATGCGCCGCCCGTGCTGATCTCCACCACCACATCACCATTTGCCGCGGGCGTTCCGGTCACAGTTCCGTCAGGTCCGGTGCCGGTATGCGTCACAGGGGATACATACCCGCCGGACAAACCGGCAGTCGGTACGGCAATGGCAATAGGATTCTGCCCGCCCGTGGCAAACAGGTCCCGAAGCCGGTCCACCAGGGGACCAACCCCAAGCAATCCGTCAAGGTCTGAATCTTTGCCCAGCAGATACCCTTTGCCCACAGTACCCAGGCTGCACACCCCGACAATGATGGCAGACCCGGAAACATCCCCGGGAGACAAACCACTGGTGCCGTCCACCAGATATTCAATTACATCACCCATGAACTATATCCTCCCGCCGCCCTGGGGACGGCTTCTGAATTTATCCAAAGCGATCGTAAAATCATCCTCGGATACCTGTTTACCCGGTGCCCAGCGGGCCGAGCGCATCAACGCGGCGGTTTCCCAGCCCGGAAGGTTGTGTTTTCCGGCCAGCGTTTCCACGTCAAAAAGCGTCGCAGATGGTTTATGCACCTGCCAACCGGACGATTTCTGTTCCGATTGCTTTTTCTCCGCCGGCTTCTCTTCTGTTTTTAAGGCTTCCTTTGCCATTTTGTCTCCTCCTTAAGCCTCCATTGAAGGCTCAATTTCTACATCGCTGATAATGGGGACAGTCGTTTGTCTGTATACCCCGCCCGTAAACTCCACCCGGGCAATGGCCTTTAAACCTCGGCGTTTGATGGTGCGGTCGGCCTCCTCCTGGTTCCATGGCCGGATCGAATCATGCAGATCGATATGCACGGCAACGCCCAGAGAATCCGTAATGGTCCTGACCCCGGCAACCCCGTCATCAAACTGGTCGATAAACCCCTTAAAATCCATCTCCCCCCAGGCGTTCCTGAACTCCGATGCAAACAGGACCACCCGGAACAGCACCTTGCGCTTGAACACCCTGTAGGTTCGTGTGTATTGCGTACACTCGGCATTTCTGACATTTGCCACCAGCCTCCCGTCCGGGGTCTTTTTGTCCTGGTGCACCAGGCAGCAGGCGGCAAAATCGTGGGTTTTTAAAAAATCCCGGGGCATGGGTTCAAAAAAAACGTTCCCGTCATCAAAGGGGTATGCCATGGCTTCTGTCGAAATATCCGCCAATTGGCCGGACAAAAACTGCCTGCACGCCTCAATCATTTGATCAACCCCGTAACCCCGCCCATGATCTCAGGCGGAATCTCCTCTTTCATCTCTTCAAACGTGGGCTCCCAAAGCTTTCTGGCCGGGATCTTCTTGCCGTCATTGTCCGGCTGTTCATGGATGACTGCGATATCCGTCACATCCTCGCCGTCATCATTTTTCACGCCGCGCCGGACACCCACGGCCCCTGAAAAATCATCATCCTGCCGGGTGGTGATATTGCTGTACATCTGGTTGGTGGCCCGTAAGATATCAGGGGACAATCCCTTTTTAGCTTTTTGAGCCGCATAGCCCGGTTCCAGCTCATCCCAATCCAAGTCCTGGTTATCAACATGGGTCAGCACTTTGGCTTCGATCTTCTTAATACTCTGCCCGATCTTTTTACCCACTTCGCTCTTGGTCTTATTGGCAAGATTGTCCAGGGCTTTCATGCACCGCTGCCAGTCTCCTGTGAACCCCACGCCCATTACCGGACCACCTCCATCTCAACCATGACTTTTGTATCCCGGAACACGGCAGGCTCCCCCAGCTTGGTAATGACAAACTGCATATCATCCATCCACACCGGGGTGTCATATCCGATCAGCAGGACATCGTCCTCATCGACCAGGCCCTTTTCGGCCAGATATTGACGATTTAAGGCCAGTTTAAAGGCGTCCTCTATCCGATTTCCCTCCTCGGCCGCCAAAAGCTCATTTTTGATGTTTTTGCGGCCGCACAGGACTGAAACGGCATCACCTCCGCTGCCGAATGTCACAGGATACTTCTGAAAAGTATCCGTGACATCCCGGATGGCACCCAGAAAATCACTTACGGACTGGTCGTCAAGCAAATCGGTCATAACACCACCGTCAGGGGCACACCCGTATCAGTGCCGGCACCGATCTGGGATTTCTTGTCCGCGATATCCGTTTCAAGCTTGGATTCCATCTTCACCAGAAAGGCAAGCTTGTCGGTCCATTCAGCCGATCCGGCCCCGTCTCCTTCTGCCTTGGCCAGTGCCTTTTTGTAATGGCTCATGGCAGGCAGGATCAGGGCCTTTGCCGCCATGTCCGCCACCAGGGACTTCTGCAGCACGGTCATATCTCCCTCTGCCACACCGTCCAGCCCGGCCAGCGCCCCGGACTCCTCAATAAAGGTGTCCAGGGACCCGGTAAACAGCACCGCCTCATCCGGCAGGCGATTCTCCAGCATATCAAGGATAGTCGCCATTATTCTCCGCCGCTCACTTCAAATACCCGGCAGGCATCGGTGAAAATCTTAGAAAACCCCTGAACCTGGCTGACAACAGTCTTTTCAAACTGCTTGTCAATCACCTTGTCCGTCTCGATCAGCTCGGCCCCGGCCTCTTTGACCAGCTCCAGGGCCGCCGTCCGATCTATGGCAAAAATCTGGTCATCCCCCAGGGTGGTGTCGGTCCAGTTGAACTTTTTCATGACATTGCCGAAGGGCGTCACCCAGGCCCCGGTCTTGGCCGTGTCGAACAACCTGGTATCCTTGAATTCAGTCACCTGGCAAAGCGAGGCAATCATGGCCTTTTTGGAGAACCAGCACGTGGCCTCCCAGTCATCCATGGCCAGGTCAAATGTGAGCAAATTGCCGTAGGTCAGGGTGCCGGAGGTCTTTGTCGCGGCATTGCTGTTCCCGTCTCCGTTCAGGGCCACATAAACAGCATAGGCCACCATCTTCTTGGCCAGGCGCTTGCCGATCAGCTGCATATGGATGGACAATAGCGGCAGCTTCATCCGGCGCAGCACCTCATAAGTGGCCTCAAGCTGTAGGCCGATCTTACCCAGAGTGATGGACTGCTTACCGATGGTCATCTTGACCGTGGGGAAAGATGCCCCCTCGCTCACCTTCTTGAAGTCCAGGTCTTTATTGGCAAATTCCGCCTTCACGGTCTGGTATACCCCCGAATCAATCACTGTGGTGGTGGCCACAATATCCTCAAGACTTACGTCTTTTTTACCCAGGCCAACCATGCCGATCCGCACGTTCCGGTTAATGAATTCCGGGAACAGCACGGAATCTTCCACAGTGCGGTAAAATTTTTCCACTGTATCACTGCGCAGATTAATATCCCGTTCGGACAGGGCAAACTCAAACGCATCCAGCCCTTCCACCTCACTGGGCCGCTCCGTCTCCAGGTGCTCGGAAAGGGTGATCCCCTTGGCACCGGCTTCGGCGTACATTTCCTTTTCAATTTTTACAGCCATTTTTATCTCCTTAAATCAGTCCGGGCCTACCCAAGGTCCAGGGTTAAAAGCCCGTCCGTGCTGTTCACCTCCACCACCTGGAAGTATCTGCCGGTACCGGCTGTGGCCGGGGCCTTGACCCCGCCGTCTCCATCGGCCACCAGCTCAACCCGGCCCGCCGTGATGGTGCCGGTGTATGCCACTTCATGAAACCCGTCCCGGGCAAGCCCGAGAACGCCGTTTTCCTCTTCCACCACACCGATGACGCCATAGAACACATCTTCGGCGGAGCATGACCCGATGGTCTGGGCAGCGGACAGCTTGCCCACTTCCCCTTCGTTGTCTTTTGTCAGCCCCTCGGCCGCCAGGAACGTCACAAGACCGGAACAGCCGATCCCACTGTAACCCACTTCAAACATCTCTTACCTCTTTCCCCGGACCGGCCGGGTGCTACTTGATTTTATAGTTCCGGACATCCACGCTCTTGCCGCCCTCATCCCCGGCAGACGCCGAGGATCTCCGGGTAAGCTTCTCCCCGCATTTGGGACAGGTAAGAGGCACGGCATCTTCCACCGCCCCCTGGTACTCATCCACAAAAGACCGGGCCGTCTCAAGGTCCGCCTTTTCAATCACGTTTGTGATAAAACTCTCCTTTGCCTCTTCCCCCTTGGCCGCCTTATACAGCGCAACGGCCTTTTCCCGGGTGCCGGCCAGGTGCTTTTTACCGGCCTCTGCTTCCGGTTTAAGCGTGGAAATATCGCTTTCCAGTCCGGCAATTTTCTTTGCCACCGCCGCTTCAACAGCCTCGGCTTCCGGCTCTCCGGACAAGGAAAGCTGTTTTAAAAATTCAGCACTGAACTCCATGGGTTCCTCCCCGTTAAAATTATCTTCCGGATCTGATCCGGCGTTAAAAGATTTGGCGTATCGGTCCTCCCCCTCCCACACGATGGACATCTCGCCCACGTTTGAAATGCCGGTAACAACGAACCGGACGGTCTCACCGTCCACCTCTTCGCCAAGATGGTCGTAAAAATATTTTAGTTCCGGATGGGATCGTTTATAGGAAAACCAAAGCGTGGCACTGGCCGATTTTAAAGCCCCGGTCTCCACCCCGCGAACGAGCAGGGGATCAGCGGCCCGGTCCAGGACAAACAGTGCGTTAACCCCGTTGGGCTCGTTTTTGTCATCCCACACAGCGCCTTTGGTAACGCCCTTCCATCGGGTCACGTCCATGTTATGGTTGGCAAATATGGTTTTGCCTTCAAACATGTGCACCGCCGCCTTCAGGACACCCTCGGCAGAAAAATCAAAAAACCGGGACTGGGTGGTGGTGGCGGACAAACACCGAAACAGTTTGGCATACAGTTCATCATTCTCCTGTTCCGGTTCTTCCACATCAAATGAGAACGGTTTCCCGCCGTCCACCAGGGGCATATCTTCGGCCACCAAGTCAAACCGGGCCATGGCCAAACCCTCTTTGATGATTTTATAACTCTTCTTTTTAGGCATGTACGTCTCCTTAATCCTCAGCCGCCTTACGGTGCCGGCATTCCGGGTGATAAGGCGGGCTTTCAAACCCTTCGGCCTGCAGCTGCTCATCCGTCGCTTTTTCAAGGTCTTCAAGTTTATATTTATTCGTGACAAACGGCGGCAGATCTTTGGGGTCTTCAAACCCTTTTTGAACAATGCCGGACAGCCGCACCGCCGCAGCTTCCACTTCAAACACCCGGCCCACCATAAGTTTGCAGTATTCACAGATGGGATAGGTTTTAGGCCCCACAATCCGGAACCGCTTGAACCCGGCTTCATACAGCTTCATGGTCTGCCCGAAGTTCTGCACCCGGGCCATGGTGGTGTTCACCAGCTGGTTGATTTTCTGCCAGGTGGTCTCCTTGACCATATCGCTGAAGTTCTCCCGAAACTCTGCCATGGTGGCTTCATCCCGGATATTCAACCCCTTGTCGATATATTCGGTCTCCAGCCAGGTGATGAATTTGCCGCCCACATCCGGATTATTGGCCAGATAGTTCCCGGACCCGAAATAATGCCGGTCTATGAAGGTCAGATACCGAATGGCATTGGCGTCCGTCAGGTTGATATCGATGGCCATTTTCCGCCGCACCGCCTGCTTCTTCGGCATATCCCCGGTATCCTCGTGGCGGTAGTGCTGCCAGGCATCTTTGACATACTTGTCAGATACCTGATTCACCCGGGCCGTTTTTAGCCCTTTTAAGAGCGTTTGCTGCAATGCGGCCATAACTGCCCCGGAAAATTCCGTTTCGCTGTTGTACGGCTTTTCTGCTGCTCTTAAAGCGGCATTTATGGCTTTATTCTGGACCGGCTCCAGAACGCTGATCATTGCCTCGGCATAATTCTGCACACGGTTGCCGGCGTCTTTGGCCAGGCAGGAGGTGGCCGGCAACACCTGGCGGACATATTCATACCGGTTTTTCTTGGCATTAAACGCAAATGATAGAGACGGTTCAGCCTGACGCTTGCCTGTAGCCTTTTCATATCCCAGCTCCCGGGCACCTTCATCATCGTTGATAAACCCGGCGTCCCGCTTGGAAATAACGTTCTGGATCTTCTTGCTTTCGGCATCGGCCTTTTCGCCTTCTTTCCACCCGGAATTTTCATTAAACTCGACCGATACCGCCGCATTGATTCCTGAAAGAAGCAAATCCAGGTTGTAGCCTTTTTCCATAAATCGCTTAATAATCCGGCGATAGTTCGAAAGCCTTGTGATAAAACGTTCATAGTCCTGTTCGGCATAAGTCTCCGTAGTTGAATAAGAGCGCCCGGCCATGGAGGGCGGAATATCCAGTGCCGAAAAGATCTGCTCTTCGTTAAGGTTGAAAACAGTCTTGGCCCCGGCCGCAGCTGTGGAGCCCATGCTGTTGATTTTGACCTCCTGATCATCGTAATGGACTGCCACGCCCTTTGAAAAATTGTTGATATAGGCTTTGGCATACCTGTTCATCCGGGCGTCACACCGTTGTTGAAACGCATTATCTCCCTCACCGGCCCTTTGCTCAGGTATCTTTAAAGCAACATCCAAAAATCCTAAAATACCCATTTTTCTGATGATATGAGACAGCCCGCCCACGGCATCCAGCTGCACCTCAATGTTTTTGAGGGCCGCATAAAATCCCGGGATGCCGTAGGGACTGTCATCCATGGTCTGGACCGGGGCGTAGGAATAGGTCACAGGGTTCAGCGCCACATATGCGCTTCCGATCCCGCCGCCCGTGTACTGGTGCGGCAGGTAGACCCCGTCCTCATACTTGAACCGGATGGTCCGTACAGGCACCACAACCACATCACTGATGCCGTCACCGATCCTGTCGGATACCACCCACTCCCCGGACAAAGCCCCCATCATGGGGATTTGACGCAGAAGATGATTGACCAAACCGTCCATGCCGCCCCCGGTTCTGTATACCGATGCAGCCAGATCATTTACCCGGTCCACCACAGCTTCAGCCTTGCTGCCCTCAACTTTGATCTCATGACCGGTATTGCCCAGGTTTACGATGATGTTCAAAGCCTGGGAAAGATCCGGATTCCAGATGGACAAAATTTCCAGAATCTTGAGATACTCCAGGGGAAACTTAGGCGTTTTGATATTGTAAAAGCTTGCCACGCGCCCGATCCCGCCGAACAGATCCTCTTCCGGAACAGACTGACGCCCGGGGGCCACATCAACAGTGTCTGGCTTGCGTTTAAACATGTTCCAGATACTCATGCCACGGCCTCCCCGAATACCGGCAAAATATCCACGACTGTGGACGCAGGCCCGGAAGATGCCGCCTGAACCGCCAGGGCCTTGGCCCAGAAATGATCCGCATGCCCGGTTTTGTCCGTTCGTTCCGCATCAAACCGAAAGTGCTTGGTGGTGGTGGCGTATTTCTTTACGCTATGCAGCGAATTGCGAATGGTGTTGGACGGCGGGATCAGGCTGCCACGGTCCTCAAAATTAGCCTTAAGCCCTGTGGCCAACGCCTCTTTGTTGCCCGGGGTAAACGAGATACACTCCACCCGCTCACCGAACAGATCCCGTGCATTCTCCGCCAGCTGGGCACCGATGCCGGACTCGTCAATCCCGGCCCGGCGAAACCCCGAAACCTCCAGGAGGGTCTGCAGCACATACTCCTGGACAAAAAACGGTTCGGCTTTGAGCTCAATGACAGCCATGCTGCTCAAAACATCTTTGATTTTCTGATCCACCCAGATCACCGACAAATCCCGTTTCCGGCCGATATCCATGCCCACATAAACGTCACCCAGAAACTGCACGCCTTCAAATATCTCCACCGGCAGGGGCGGTCTCACCTTGGTCTCTTTAAACTGCTTGTATAGCACCCGGGCTTTTTTAATCAGCGAATCAGCCCAGTCAGGCGTGGTATGCAGCCGGACATCCTCCACGGATGAAATCAGTTCATGGGTCAAGAAGGCAGACACCTCATCAGACGGAATACAGCCGAACTCTTCATCCCATGCGTCATCGTCATTCAGGGCCAGCTTCAGATCCTCTGGCTCAATGAGATTGCCCTCCTCATCCTTCAGTTTGAGCCCCATCTTAACGGCATCATAAATGCTGTACAGATGCTTGCTCCATCCGCCCCGTTCCCCGACCATTTCATGGTCCCGGCCGATAAAGCGCTGCAGGGTCGGTGAAGAGAAAAACATTTCGTAAAATTTATTGCTCTTGCCCTTAAACGTTGAAATCATCCGGATCTTGTACCCCCGGGTGACGGTGGGGAACATGGCGGACCAGATCTCCCGGCTGTCCCTGTGCAGGGCAAATTCGTCCAGAAGAATATTGGCACTCCATCCCCTGGCAGTGTCCGGATTGGCCGGCAACCCCACAAGCCTTGACCCGTTGGGAAGATTAATCTCAAGCTGCTTGTAAACGGTTTTTCCGTCGGCGGATAAAAAATCCGTCTCTTCCGTGGCAATGGCAGCCAGGACCACATTAATGGCCCTCATGTGCATCTTGGCTTTATTGATAAGTTCTTTGGACTGCCGCTCCCCGGCAGACAGCAAAACCCATGTGGTTCCCGGATTTTCAACACAATCCAGTACGGCCTCAAGGGATGTTGAAAAGGACTTGCCCCCCTGGCGGGTGATCACGCCGATTTTAAATCTGGACTTATCTTCCACCCACTTTTTCTGGTACTCGGTCAGGGGAATCAGAGGCTCACGTTTTTTGGGAATAACGACCTGGTCCCCGGCCGGTTCGGCAGGAGCAGGCACAGCCCGCTTCCGGCGGTCGGCCGGGGACATCCCGGCAAAAGCCGTGTCCGCGAACAACAGCACCCCGGCTGCAACCAGCAGGATCAGCAGCAGCCTGGTGGCTTTAGGAAACACCGTAAATATCCTTGATAGCCTGTTTTGCACCCTCATCAAGCTCCTCAAATTTAAAACCTTTATCCGGTTTGGCTGTATCCGCGTACCGGCGTTTAAGATCCAGCCAGGATTTAAGCCCGGCCTGGATTTGGCGAAAATCCATCGTGTCCGGCGCGTGGATCATGCCGGCGGCACGCTGCTCAATCACACCCCACAAGGCGTCCACCATCTCTTCCGGCCCGGAAAATTCCATATCCGGAATATCCACGGGCAACGCGCCCATCGTGCCCGGATGCACCTTATCCAGTGCAATGGCAATCTTCTCCATGGCCGCCACGGCATAGACATCCTGAGCGTCCTTAGTTGCCAGGGCGTTCTTCAGCAATTCCGCCCGCAGCAGTACGGTATCCTCCCGGATAGACGCCTGGGCTTCCCGGTACGCCTTTCGCCGGGCCACCCAGCCCTCATCCGATCCCCATTTTTTTAACTGGGAAACAGATATCCCAGATACACCGGCCACCTGCTCATAGGTCATGCCGTCCACAACGTAACAGCCCCTGGCCTGCAGGCGGTCTTCAAAGGGGTACGCTTCGGCCATTATTCCAGACCCAAAGACCGGTTAAGGTTTTTGATTTCGGCTTCAAGCCCCTTGTAGCGGGCCACCTTGTCAGCCAGTTCAAACGCTTGCCCGCTGATCTTTTCCGGGTCCATCTCTCCCACGTCGGTATGGGGGTTCAGCAGTATCCTCAAGCTGTCCCGAATCCCTTCAATGGAGATCTTAAGCTCCTGGGCCGCAAGTGATTTTTCCTGTTTCTGCCCCTGCCAGATTAACCGCTCACTCATGGTTCTTCTCCTTGTCGATTCGGTCCACCAGCCGGGTCATGGCCTGGGTATTAAGAATCACCACCTCTCTGAGATCTCCGGCCACCTCCTCATATCGCTTCACCAGGGAGGCATTGGTCAGATACATGTCACGCATCTCCTTCATGTCCGCTGCGTAACGGTCCATAACTTTCTGAACCCGCTCTTCGGCCCTGCGCTGATTATCATCGGTCTTTTGTTGGCCGAAATACCAGAACACCAGAACCAGCCCGATGGGGCCAAGGTTCAGAACGGCTTCGAGAATTTTCATGTAAGATGGTGCTGACGTTACGATTGTTGACGGGTCCACCCAGACCTCCTTTTAGACCGAATACTCGGCGATCTTACGAATGATATCCGGCGAGATATTCGGACAGGTCTTGGCCTTGGAAAATTCGCAATGCCCCCGCACCTGTTCAATACTGATGTCATATTCCAGCATCAGCTTACCCAGCAGCTCCGGCAGCGCCTGGTAGAGCTGCTTGGCCGTAAACCCGTGCTTGCCGATCAGGCAGATGCCGATGGATCTCTTATTGAATCCCTTGCAATGAGCACCAACCAGGTTGATATACCGCCCGGTCTGGATAAGACCGTCATTAAATCCGGAATAGCCCTGATCAGATGTCAACCGTCCATTGGTGATAACGAAATGATACCCGATTCCGTTCCACCCCCTTTGCCTGTGCCACAGATCAATCACATCCACACATCCGAATTCTGAATCGCTGCAATGGATGATAATTGAATCAACTTCGCGTTTTCCCATCCGCTCCCCTGTACCTTGAAATCAATATTATTTTGAAACTCAACAGGCTATTTATACCCATGGGAGGCCCGGAAAAGCTGTCCGGTTTGTCATGTTTTGGCACAATAGATAACGCCCGCCTCAAAAAAATGAGGCGGGCGTTAATGAAGAATTATGAAAATGGGAGGGGCGGGTTATCCCTGAAAATCTTCAAACAAAAGCATTTGTCTGGGGTCAGCCGCGTTTCTGCGCTCGTAGGTGTTGTTCCGGTTCAGGTAAGCCAGGATCTCCTGGTACCGGACCCGGCGGTGACTGCGCAAAAGATAAGAATCAATGCTGTTGGGGTGGGCAGGCCCCCCGGTGTCAGGGTCGACCTCATATCGTTCGGTGAGCCGCCAGAACGTCCTTGGCGAGATGCCGATCACACTGCACACTTCACCCGGCCGATAGCTGGCCCGGACCGGCAGGCCAGCCTGGGCCAGCATCTCCTGGAATTGTTCATCTGATATGCGACTCATAACACCTCCCTGTTAAAGATCTGTTTCAAACTGCACTTCACCCGTCACCGGGTCATAAAGCTGAATATCTTTGATCTGAACACCTGTTAATTCTACAAATTCACGAATCTGGGCCTGAATATCAGATTCCAGGCGATTGAGCCGGATAATCTTATCTCTCCAGTTCATCAAAGCCGCATCCCTTGCCATTTCAACGATCCGCCGCTTGTCCATCGCGTTTACTCCGAATCCAATAATTATAAATTCCCTGGAGCCAGGCATAGGTATACCAGATCGATAGAGCAACAACGCCCCACTGCCCATGTTTCACCGATGTATAAAGCCATGCCGGCTGAGACAGCAACCCGCAGATAAAACCCCACCGGCCCCAGCGCTCCCGCCTACCCACCAGCCAGATCGCAGCCCCGCCGAATAATGCAACCCATACCTGGCAGATTATTTTTTCAAGGTTCATAGTCATTGTTTATATTATAATCTTGATTTTGCCTGGTCGTACATTTTCTTAAATTCTGGATCGTTTTCAGCCATGACTTTGAATATCTCTTCAGGCTCTGACCAATAATTTAACCCATCGGCATACCGATGCCAGTAGCAACCACCTTCCTTTTCATACCCGGGGTTCCAATCTGTACAATACAGGTCTCCTTGATCGTTTTGGCGTAATTCTTTTTTGCAAATTGGACAGTATCCAGGCTTTTCAAACCCTTCTGGATTCCGCATTAATCCGGCTTTGCGTAAGAAAGCGGCCTTATCCATACCAAGCATATTTTGAAATACAAAATCTTGATAACTCATAACTCCTCCATTACAGTTAATGCCCGATTAAATAACTCTGTACACAGTGTCTGCCACGACCATCGTAAGCACCCCGCAAAGCCAGATATGTGCTGGTTTTTTTAAAATATTTAAGCCCACATAAGCTCCAAGCGTTGCTATCAGCCAGACGACAATAAATTTAGTCATGATAGTTTCCTTGCTCCATTTAATACATCATCAAACCGACTCAAAGCCATTCTCTTGACTATTTGTCATTGCCCGATTCTATATTATTTCCTATACCCCTCACATTCTGAGCTGGGAGGATAAAAGAGCGGGCAATTAAACCCATCAGGATCAGTTGTGTCATAATGCTCACAACCGGTATTCCTGCATGGCGACGAGCCTGATGATATTGCATCTGCCACCTTTAAAACGTTTCGGACCATTCCTGGTGTAATTACAGGAGGGTTACAGTCGCCATGTTCTGCAAACTCTTGTTTTACTGTATTTGACGCGATTACTGATATCTGATCAATGTCTTTTTGCGTATAAAACATACGTCCTCCATTTAATTCAGTATTTAATCCCGTTAGAACACGCCACAGGTATCGCATCAATCACGGGCACCTCATATTCAGACACCTCAACCGCCTGCAAAGCAGCAACCTTTGCCTTAAGCATTGCGATTTCCCGTTCTATGTCCATGGCCCAGCTGATATGGCACACCGCAATCCCCACACACATTACCAATACCACAATCAACATTATGCCTGTCTCACGTCTCATCATTTGCTCCTCTCAGCCCCAGATCCCCTGCAGCCTCAAAAATATCGATTCCGCCCTGATCCAATTTTTCACGGCAAAGCCGGCACTCTCCGGACACATGAAGGGGACACCGGGCCTTTAACTGCTTCATCGCTTCAACCGCTGCCCGGGAGACCCGCTTTTCCGCCAAAGCCTCACCGAGCACAAAACAATAGCACCTGCCGGCCCTGATATCACGGATGCGCCGTTTAAGCCCAAGGGCTTCGGCTTTGGTGTATTTTCTCTTGCGGCTCATGCCGTCTCCATTACCCTGGCATACGCCGGCACCACAGCACCGGCCACCAGATGGGGGAAGTGTTCCGCAATATAAAAGCAGATCTCCACATCCTCATGATCGGCCAACCACCAGTCCGGGCCATGGGCCTTTTTCATCTGATTCTCAAACATCCCCTTAAGCCCTTCGATCACCACAAAGGCGTCACGGGAAGTTTTAACCTGCGAAATTTTAAACCGTTTTCGCATCCATTTGACCATGCCGTTCTCCGCCCGCCAGGCGATCAGACCGGCCAAGGCGTCGATCTTCTCCAGTTCCGCCGGGGTGGCCATAGCCGTAACCTTGCCCGTTTTTTTCCGGTGCGCCCCGGCCACAGGCCGTTGCCGCCGGAAATACGGCCGTTTCTCAGACTTGATCACAAACCCTTTGCGTACATAATCATCAATAACCTCTTCGGCCTGGGCATAGGTCAGCTCAGTGGTGGAGCTGACGCCGTACCTCGTCATCAGCATCACTTGCTTGTCCGTCTTTCCGATACCGAAATGACCGCATGCCATGGCAATCAACTGCCGCTGTTTCTTGCTTGATTCACGATTTTCTTTAAGCATCTTTCCCTCCTACAACGCAGCAAAATCAAGGCTGATGGGTTTGGGTTGGTCCTGATTTCCAACCCTCTCGTACACCCGCATATACCGCTTGGACCCTATCACCTGTAAACTGTCCGAAATGGCATCCATGGCCTCTTTCCAGTCCGGGTCCCGGATCTCCAGCCGTCGGAGCCCAAGAATACGGCGCAGATTGAACTTACCCTCCTGATCAACGGCAAACGCGTCGTTGATGATCGTTTTCACCTCGGATCTGCTGCCCTGAGTCCATGAATTCAACAGCTTGTCGATAAGCGCCTTTGCAGCGTTCAGCCGCTCGTCAGGCACAACATACTCGGCCACCTGCACCTGAATTTTGTATTTGCCGTCATAGCTGAACAGATTCAAATTTCCCTTTTTCCCGCCCAGGGTCACCCCGTAATCTGCTGCGGACATATCCACAAACGCGTCGATTTCCGACATCGCGACGTCCTTGAACTTAGCCATCTCGTCCTGCAGCAACTGCGCCTTTTCCACTATACGCCGAACCATATCGTCCCGGGCCTTGTCGATCTCCTTGACATTGTCCTTGTGCACCAAACGGCCCTGGCCGTCCGTCATATATTCATTCAAATTAACGTCTGACATGCTTGTACACTCCTTTCTTGTATTTTCCATAAAGCGCCAGGCCCGCAGCACACCCACGGCACCCGATAAACTGGCTGTATAAATCCACTATGAAGAGCCCTGAACACTTTCCGGGACCTGCGGCCATGACCTTTTGCCGCAACACGCACGTCTTCTCCGGAATAGTGGCCCTATAAACCTCACAATACACGGGACACGCCCCTTGCCTTGCGCCGGGTCTTCTCCGGACGCCACCCCCCGGCAGGCACCACCGCCTGGGACCGGCACGCCCGGCAAGGCAGGCCCGGGTTGGTGGCAGGATAAATCCTGCCGCATTCACAACAGTACATTTCAATAAAATGGGGCGGGTTGTTACGGGTAACACTTCTTGAGTGAATTCGGTCGTACATGATCGTCTCCTTTTCATTGACAGTGGCCGGATACCCCGGATACACTGCCGCTGCTTCAGCTTGCGTGGTTGTTGCACAAGGCCCGGAGCAAAGGTGCTGGAACACCTTCCGGGCCGCTCTTCCTATTCGTCTTCTTTAAGACTTTTGAATTTTCGGACCGCGCAATACCAGAAAAACCCACCAATAAATGCGATAACAAAAAATTCACTTACCATCTCAAGCAGACACCACAGTCCTATAAAAAAATCCATTATCAAGCCTCCTCGAATGGGTGTATAGAGATCGCTTCACGGCAAAACATTTCGGCAAGCCCAAGTCTGCCTGTAGCCCAAAGTCCTTCCATGAGCGCAGCCCCGAACATCCGGTCCGCCGCAGCACTGCAATCCCTGCACGTCACACCCAACGGGTCAGCTAAAATTGAGGCCGCGTCACTCCCTGCCGGGACATAATCAAGACACAGCTCATATTCTTTGCCGCATACCGGGCACCTGCACCGCTCTGTAACCTCTACGGCCGCTTCTCCATACGAGACAAAAACAGGGGATGCTATAGCACTGAGCATGAACCCCACCTCTGAACTGAACATCTCATTATCCGCAGTACGTCCGTCACACTCCACCATCAAATAATCACCGTCGAACCGGCCGGTTGAAAACGCCTCTATATAACTGCCTCCTCCCGGTATTTTCTGCTGATGGAAGCCATCCGGCAGGTGGTCTGTTTTTGTACAGAAACCCAAAAGGACCTGACCGTCATCAGCCCGTTCAACAGCGCCGCCAAGGCTTCTCATGACATTGGCCTTGTCTAAGCGGGTCAGCTTATATTCCCTGTTGAAGTAAAATATTTCCTGCATTGTTTGGTTTTTAGTCATTCTGCTCCTCCTCAACAGATAAAATTAAACCGCTGTTAATTCTTTATTTCCGGCACTTCTCCGGCCAAGCACTTTCCCAATAGCCGACGCGTCTCTGGAAGCCTTGCTACAGGACTTATCCCGCTGCACCGGCTTACTTAAACCTTTACCAAACTCTTCCACAACATCCTCACACACAACCCGATCCCGCCCGCCGGCAACGGCCCGCGCCATCAGCGCATACAACCTATCCCGAAGATCCAGGAAATTACGGGTTCCCGGTATCCCCACCACCTCCTCGATCACATCAGAGTCAAACAAACTCCCCACCGTATCCGAGATATAGGCCCGGATTTCATTACCCGTAAGCCCCTGCATGTAAATTGAATCCGACCTCAATCTCACCTCGGACACACCCGCCTTACGCATGGGATCTGACTGCCCCGCAAACACGACGGTAAACAGATCCCGCTCACCCATCCACTCCATTTCCCTCAAAGTCTTCAGACTTCTCAAGGTCTGCCCATGCAGCCTGTGAGCCTCCTCAATCACAAGAACCACCTCGTTTTTCCGGCCGGCCTCACCCACAATCCGCCGCAATTGCTTGCTTCTGACCACTCGCCCGGCCTTGGGCTTCTCATCGGACAGCGCCAGAATCATCTCCTTTTCCACATCCCCGATAGCAATACGCTCGCGGTCCGCAGGGTCCACAAAAACAAGGGTGGCGGATATATCGGAAAGCGCATCCTTGATGGCAGTGGTTTTTCCGATACCCCGGTCTCCCACAATAGAGATCATGGCATGGTCCGCTACAGCCATTTTCAGAATCCGGCGCACACGCAAGGCGTCCGCCGTTTCATGCTTCACACCCTTGAACGGATCTCCGGGAAAGCCCAACAGATCCAGTAATTCATACCTGCACATACTACCCATGTTTTGCACTCCTTTCGTTTTCAGCCTGAACCTCAAGCGCCAGCTCGCGCACAAAGGTTTTGTTCAGGCCGTTGTTGATAATCTCCTCCCGTATCCGCGCCTGGATATCCATATCCAGGAACACCCCGCTGATGGCGATAAAATCCCTAAGCGCCGCTTCAACGGACGGGTATGTATTAGCATCCAGCACATCCGGAACCTGCCGGATCTCTTTAACCGGCACCGGAAAAGACTCAACATTCCCATGATCTTCAGGTGCCATATACAGTGTGTTCTTCAAATCCCGTTCATTACCGTTTTTATCCTTCGCCTTAAGTTCCCTGGCCTGCTTAAAAGCCAATTCATCCGGCGTCTCCTTTTGCCCCCTGAACTCATGGAAACCAAGAGGTTTAAATACCTCCACCTCATATTTTTCGCCGGTGGCCACATCTTCAACAATCAGCCGGTCGTCAAACACCCCCTGATACACCCACACCTTAGCCCTATGCAGCCCTTTGACTTCATACACCTCTCCGTGAAGAGAAAAACAGCCGTCATGCTCCACTGTTCTCTTAAACCGCCGGGCCATGGTCCGAATAGCATTCTCAGGCATCTTGACAATTCCTCCCCGCAGGCCGACCCGTTTCCATACATTGAGCCGGGTCACCCGCCGTTCATACCGGTGAAATTTATTATTGTAACTTTCAAGATAATTGGAAAAGCGCCGGTTTAACTCACTAAGGGTGATTTCAAAAGTCTTATGATTTTCTACGTAAAAAGGATTTTCAAACCGTCGCCATATAGTTCGCCATGGCCGTTCTATTTTGCCGTGGGTCCGTGATTTCCCCGGAACACTGGGGTCTACATCAATACTCAGATTTTTTAGAAACTCCTTGGCAATTAAGGTCTTCATCATCGGTCCATGATCCGCCTTCAGCCACTCCGGCAATCCGATTTCAGACCATACCCAGGAGACGAAATCCAAATTATCCAGACTGGATTCACCAGGCGCAGCAACATACCTGGCTTTCATTAACCCGGAATGGTCATCCACCAGACCGTAAACCCACAGCCGGTTCCCGTCTTCAGGATCTTTGATCTTGTTTTTGTACCCCTTGTAAGGACGGTGATCCAGCTTCAATACCGCGTCTCCGTCCGGCAGGTTCTTTTTTACAAAGAAACAGTCAGATCCCGATGCATCAATATGGTGCAACTGGTTTGGATAGTCCGCCTGGAACCGCACCACCCGTCCGGAACCTTTATTCATGCCAAGTTTTCTCATATGCGTATTAAAAGTAGACACCGGCACCTTTGCGATATCTTCCGGGATAAGGCCGTTTTCATAGGCCAGCGCCACGGCATCCTCAGTAGCCAACAGTTTCCGGGGAGACCTGCGCTTAACCTGGGCCACGATCAAGGAGAACTCCTTTATGCCCTTAATCTTTGGCACGCCCTTCCTGGGCTCGCGCTGGCTCTTAAGCTCCCTGGGGATCTGCAGGTAAAGCGTCTTTACCGTGCATCCCAGGGACCCGGCCCACTTCTCCAGCACCCGGCGCTTATGCCCGAAAGGCGCGTTCTGCCAGTCCGTCAGGATTTGATTCTTCATCACCGGCGTCAGTTCCATAATCACTCCGTCACAAACTTATCCATCCAATCCGCCCGCAGATCCTGCAGGGCAAACTCCGCCTGCTGCAAGTACATCTCCACTTGTGCCTGTAATTGCCGGTGTTCCCGCTCCTTGAGCCTGTCATCCATGATAAACTGACGGCACTTCACCGCCAGTTCTCCGGTCAGTTCGTGGATCTTCTCCATATGCTCCTTACTCCAGGACACATCCTCCCCGGAAGGATCAAATGGCTTAAGCCGTCCTACCTCCTTGATCAGGGCATCCCGCTCCAGTGTCAGACCCTTGGTAGCCTCATCCACAATTTTGTCTGTCTCTTTTGTGGCCCGGTCTAATTTGGCTTTGAGTTCTTTTTGTTCTTTTTTGTGGGTGTCGACGAGGGAATCTATTGCAGCAACGATTTCATCTTTATTGTCTGGAGTCAGGGGGATGATTTCATCGTTGATGATGAGTTCATTTTCTGCCAATTTGCCGAAACCTTCGCCCACTTTCTTTCCTAACATCCTGATTTTATTAAACGGTAACCCAAGCGTATCTGCCAATTTGGCAGAAAAATCATCAACAATCGGCCCAATATCGTTTAAAATTCTATCAACAGAACGCTGTGATTCACCAATGCGCTCACAGTATTCAGCCCATGTCATCCCTTGGCTCTTGTAGTCTTTCCTTTGCTTGAGGCCATATAAGGACGCATACTTAACAAACTCGCTATAAGCCTTCTGGGCGTTTGACGCCTTGACAATACCTGCAACTTCAGATTCATCACGAATGGCTTCAATATCTGCCTCCATCTGGGCCAACTTTGCATCAGCTTCCTTTGAGGCTATATCCACAGCCGATTCTATTGCCGCAACATTGATATCTCTCATCTAAATAGCTCCTATTTTTTCTAAATCGTTATGTGCAAAGTTGCGCATAGACGTCCTTGATTGCTTAATGGACTCCCAAACTACCCCCAAATAAACACCCAGCTCATACCGTTCATACCGCTTCTGGACCAGCCCGCCCGCCTCGAGTGTAGCCAGGTGGCTCATGACGGTCCCGAATTTCATCCCGACAGCATTGCTGATCTCCGTTGGGGACACAGGCTGAATCTCCTGGGCCATGAATTTTATTATCTCAATGGCCTTCTCAACCGCTCCAATCTTTGTGTACGATTTCATATCTTCACCTCCACAACTTCAGGACAGATCCACACTACATCCTTCAGCGGCAGCCGCACCGGCATGGGGCTGTCCGGATAATCCTCAGCCGTAACCATCCCGCACACCGCGCCCCAGCCCAGGCAAAAGGACTCGATCCGGACCATGTCATGGTCCAGCACCGCCCCGCAGGTATACGCCAGGGGTATCCCGTGCCCTGGCGACAACATCGCCACAAGCGCCGTGTCCCGGGTCCCGGCAAAAGCAACAGCATCCTTGATAATTTCCGTCATCCGCTCAACTGTCTGCTTTGGCAACATTTTGGTCATAACTTCTCCTTATTGTTTAAGCGCTTTCTTGGTCTCCCTGAGACGTGCCTCTAATTCGCTGAGCTGGGCCAAAGCAAGCAGCCTGCGCTCCTCCTGGCTCATCACCTGCCCGCCTTTAGCCCCGACAATACTATTTGTCACCCCAAACCCGTCTAAAACATGCTGGAAGGCAAACAGGTAATATCCGTGCACCGGCCGGTTTGCTGAATCGGAAATCCACTTATCCACATCTGCCTTGGTTAAGGGTTTGCGGCATTTTTTGAGCGCATACCTCTCTTCCGTCCGGCCAAAAAACTCATTCACCCGGTCTGCAAAATCATCCCGGGAAATACCCGACTCCCGGATCTCCTGCATAAGTGCCACCCCGATCTCCTGGCAGAGCTCATACTCATCTTCCACCCCGGGCCGCGCCGGATTTGTTTTGATAATATTCCTCAACGCCTGATCCATTTTTTTATATTCGTCATAGACCTGGCAGATCGCTTCTTTACCTGCACCCTCAAACCCGGGAAGCATGGGTTGGTTTGGATCATGAATTGTTCTACGTGCCATAGCGGATTCCTTTTTAATGTCCGTTTTCCACTGTCAGAATTGACAGTAAATTCCATCTGTTTTTGTCCGAAAAAACTTTCAAAACTCCTTTGCAATCTTTGCCCGATGCCGATACGCTACGCCTGGAATCAAAACAGAACCCTTTAAATAAGGAGAAAATATGTTCCCCAAAGACGCCCATTTCATTTGCCGAAAATGCCTTCACCAGTTCGTTCTTCCGGATAAACTCTCCATTGTTGTTATGGAAACTTCGGATTTGACATGCCCCCATTGCGGCCTCAAATGCGGCGACACAAAACTTTTGAATACTTTTTTTAGCTTCTATCCGAGATTTGCGAATATGATAAGGTTTCTGGAAATAGAAGGATTTTTGCTTGTAGATTGGCATGCAGACAACGACAACAAATTGAGCCCCAGGGATCAGCATCAAATATCGGAACTGTCCTTTATCTGCCAGAAATGCGGTGAGCCCCATAAAATACCCATCCGCAATACGGATAAGGTCATTAGCTGGACCTGCAGAAAGTGCGGACTGACACCGCAGAGGATGGTGACCCAGGAATTCATGTACTCCTTCCATGAAGTACATAACACCCAGTACATCCTTGGACGGCATTGGTTCCAGCTCGACCTCTTTTCTCCGATAGACAAGGACCCGCTTCAATTTATTCCTCCGATACTTGATTATCACTCCGGCGAGTAATCAGATGTTCCTCTTCCAGGATAATCCGGGCATATTCATATTTAAGCTTGCCTATACTCGGAGAGATTTCGATACCACAAAGCGCTTCAATCGCCTCTTCATCGGTTGCACAGGAAGCCCTCAGAGCCTTAAGATCAAGGGCATCCACAGAAGAAATAGTGAGCCACCCGTCTTCGATAGCCTTTTGCACGGCCGCGTCACATTCTTCACGCCAGGATGTAACCTCCGGAGGAACAAACGGCACGGCACCGTCAGGCCATTTTCGTCCGTCACTCGCCTTGACACGGCGGGTCTGTGGCGTGATGACGCCCCTGGCATGCAAAACCTCCCAGGCAGCCCCATATGGCAAACGGCGGCTCCCGGCAGGAGTCGTATCCAGAAACGCCGCAACAAGTTCTTTCTGGGTAGCCCCTTCGGCAGCCATTTGTTTAAGTTGAACAAAAAGATCTTTAAAAACAGGAGTGTTTTTCATGATATCCATCCTTGTGAAAAAACTATACCCCGCACTGAGTGTCAAAATGCCGCTGCGCCTCCACAGCCGTATCAAACTCCAGCACCTGCCGGTGAACCACTTGACCGCCCTGGGCATGCCGGGTCCGTTCCATCAGAATGGTCCGCTCCCCGCGATGATAGGTGTAAAATTGGGTGTAACCCGGAAAAACCTTGGTTTGTTTCATAATCTCCTCCCCGTTGCCGGGTTCGTCTGCCTGAAGCCTGTCCAGCATATTCTTGATCCGTTGCAGACAAGCCCGGACCGGACCGTCTGTCAGGCAGCGGCCGGCAAGGGCATCCTCCAGATCCATCACAGCCGCTTCCAGAAGCATTTGCGTAACTTCCGGGCATGCTTTTACCTGTTCTTGTGGCATAATATCCTCCTGTTAACCGGCTTGATTTACTTTGGTATGTTTCATATAAATCCCCCAAACCCCTTATTTAAAAAGGAGAACCAAAATGCTGTCATCTGTCCAAACAGCCTCTTCGCTCATCAAAAACATTCTTGATATAATTAAAGAAACACCCGCCAGAGAGGATCTCATTAAGCTCCAGAACATCATCCTCTCCCTCCAGGAAAAGAATGCGGACTTGATTGAAATCAAACAAAAACTGGAAGCAAAGCTGGTGGAGCACGAAAACTGGGAAAAAATAGCCCAAAACTACTCTCTTGCCGAACTGGCTCCCGGTGTGTTCGTATACGCGTCCAATCCGGATGGCCAGGGAGGAGAGCCGAGGCATAACGTTTGTACAAGATGCTTTCAGGAAAAGAAGGCCTTTCCACTTAACATTACAAGGCGGAATGCTTCCGGCACGGTCTATACTTGCCCGGAATGCAAAACGGAATTTATCGATCACACCAAAGCGTTTGATGTGCAGCTTCCGCCGGTATTTGGCTAACAAGGCTTGAAAATTGCCTGAATTTGACATAAGTGTATCCTTATAGAGATTGGTGATCGCGTTAGGCTGCGGCATGTTGACGCACCCTGGAATCAGGACGCCCGGCCTTGGTGGGGTTTGTTTTGATATCCCAGAGTTCCGTTACATCCCGCCCGATGATTTTGGCAATAAAGCAGCGCAGGCCGTGACTGGTTCCCTTGTTGTGGATCACAAGGTTGACGCTCGGCTGGCTCACCCCGAATTCATCGGCCACCCGGACCTGGGTGTAACCGGCTTTCTCCAATTCATATTTGATTTGTGCAGGGGTCATGATTTTTTTAGTAAGATTAATTTTACAAATAACCCTCACCGCCTGTTCATCCTGGTTGCTGACAAACTTTTTCCAATCCTCACGGATTTGCCTGGATATTTCAAAAAACGGTTTGAAACCGGAAAATTTATCAGCGAAAGGACCTTGAAACTTGCCTGAATTTGACATAAGTGTATCCTTTATAGAGATTGTCATCCTATGCAGCCTGGTGATCAAAAAGGCCACAACCCAAAGGCCTGCCAACCTTCGGTGCCGGCTGATCAGGCGTAAATGTTTCAGGCCACACCTCTTCCGGCTTTTTGCCAAGCGCCTTGGCTACATGGCACGCCACCGACCAACTGCGCTTCGGGTCACGTATCACCCGGCCGATATGAGAAGGGGAGCGGTCGAGGTCCCTTGCAAGACCGGATTGACTGATGCCCCGGTCATTAAGGGTGTTGATAATTTCTTTAGGAGTCATGTTTTGCTTTTGCATTGTGATTCCTTTTTTAGACTAAATTGTTTTGCGTTGTTTTTTTGTACAGAAAAATAAACATGCTTAATTGATATACAGAAAAATGTACCATGTCAAGAAGAAATATACAGATATCTGGACTTGATTTGTCAAAAATAGGAAGCAGGATTGCATTCATACGGCTCAAATCGGGGCTCACACAAGACCAGTTTGCCAAAAGAACAGGTCTCAAAAAAAGCAATATTAGTGGCCTTGAGAATAATAAATATGAGCCTTCAGCCAGCGCTATAATAAAAATAGTTGAATCATTTGATGTAACAGCAGATTGGTTGCTATTTGGAGAGACCGCCCAAAAAATTAATGAAAACCCAGAGCCATTACCCCAAAAGCAATCCGTAATAACAGAGCATCAAGATATAGTTAAAGGATTTAAGCGTCCTGAGAAAGCAAAGGAAATCAACGAAGACCTGCTGATTTTGGAAGAGATCGACCAGGATGGATTCGACGAAGTGCATGAAATTATAAAGCGGAAAATAGAAAGGAAGAGCTTCTTAAAAAAAACTCGAAAAATCCGCCAGGGTCCGAGGGAGATCCAGCCCTCAGCCCAAAAGAACCGCGCCAATGGGAACTGATCTGCCATTCATGCACAAGGGCCTGGCCGGATGATTTTTTTATCTTTGACCATGAAGGCTGGATCAAGCCTGGCATGTGCAACTGCCCGACGCGCCCAAACGCCAGACCCCCGAACATCTTTGACTACATGGCAACATCCTGGGACGAAGGCGTATTGAAGGACGCAATGATAATAGTTGAGGAGGCCGTAGCCGAAACAATGCCCTTATCCTTCAAATTCATTGACCAGATCAGACACTTCAACTGCCTCCTATACCGAACCGGCCTCCATTACCTAATAGGCGGCTGCAACGTCAAATACGACATCACGCCATTCCCAAGGCTTGAGTCGGCATATATATAACCCATAAATGGAGAACACATCATGAATCAGTCCAACAAAAGAATCACAGCAGTTGTTATCTTGATTGCATCCCTTTTAATCTTCAGCGCCTGTGGCAACTCAGCTAAACCCCTCCATGAATCACTCAACGGTAGCTGGAAAAATGACATCATGACGGTCACGTTCAATTTTGACAAGGGAATTTATTCCGGCGTTGCCATGGGGGAAACATTCAACAATAAATTAACCCTGGTAAGCGAAGAAGCCAATGTGGTCATTTTTAAATCCAACGAAAACAAAATTGTATGCCAGTTCCAGGAGAACGGCGGAATCATGCTGACAAAAGAAGGAGGCATCCCGATAATACTCACCAGGGTATTATAAATACCCCGCCCAAAAAATCGGCCCCTAACCGGGACAGGAAAGGGGCCACTAAAAAACTTGTATATAAGGACGTGAAAATCTAAAACTGCATAATTCAAAAACAATACCTATCAAGGAAACCCCATGGAAATTCAAATATATGCAGCAGGAAAAAACTTTAAAGAATCCTCAAATGAAATAAAAAGCCTTATATCCGTCCTGAGCAATTATGAAAGTAGCTACAATTATTGTCTGAAATTGGCTGCCGAAAAATACAACATCATACCCGCTCAACTCCAAGCCACCATAAGACTCAGGACACTGCAGCCTGGATCAGCATTAATAAAGGTAGCAACAGAAATGGCAACCGCAGTAGCGCCTTTGGCTCCACAGATTTTCAATCACACCTGGTTGCTTTACAAATCAGCGTATGATTTAATCGGCGTAGCCACTAAGTACTTTAAAAAAGCCGATGAACCTATGAAAATAGAAATAAAAGATTCCCCAGGGGCTATGATTAATGTCATCAATGGGGATCAGTGTCTTACAACTCCAGACGTATTCCTTGCTGCGTCTTCCATACAAAAAGGGTTCTCGCAGTATGCCGACTTGGTCGAGAAAGGGAAGGCTGACAATATCAATATAAAAGCTATCGATCGCCCTGACTATGGCCAACTTGAATTCAACAAACAAAATTATAAGGATTATAAAGGGCGCACCAAAAAGTATACGGACGAAAATCTTGTGAGCCTGGCGTGCAATATAATTCGTTTCAACAAAAAAACCATGAAAGGTATCCTGGAAATATATACAGGAGATACATCCATATCCAAACCCTTTATAGCGAAATCGGGAGCAACAGACGATTATATAGATGCTTTTAAGGCACCATTGGTAACGATTACTGCAGAAAGAGAATTGGAAGTGAACGCTCTCGGAGAAACTACTGTCCTTTCATACCACGCCGTCAATGTTAAAGCTCATAGTTGATATCAGTCAAGCTCAGATGCGGTTATATAATAAGGTATGGAAAAGTATGCAATTGGTCTTGGAAAAATATGGTTAAAGTCCGGCTAAAGTATCTACATCAAAACAACTTTGAAATCGGCCTAGAATCGGAGCCCCCCACCCACCAGGTCATCCAACCCGTCATAGACTTATAACATGTTTCCCCTCTCAGTTATCACCCCCCTGCACA